GCAGATTTTACGGTAACCACGCCAGACGTAGACCCAGAAAACAATGCGCTACCTGCGGTTGTACCCGCAACACCCAGCGTCAAAGCTCCACCGCTTATTGTAGCGTTAGCGTTACCAGAAACGGCGGTCCCGGTTGAAGCATAATAAGTCAGTTGACCGGAAGTGCCAGAGTTAACGGTTCCACTACCACCCCCAGAAGCCGCAGCCCAGGTTGCGGTAGTTCCGTTAGATGTCAACACATATGTGTTAGCGCCAATTCCCAAACGAGTCGCGCTGTTTGTGCCGTTGCCAATAATAAGATCACCGGTTGTGGTGATAGGCGACAACGCATTGAATGCCGCAGATGCGGTAGTCTGTCCCGTACCGCCATTGGCAACTGCCAAAGTGCCTGCCAACGTGATAGTGCCAGATCCAGTAATTGGCCCACCGCTAGAGGTAAGACCTGTTGTGCCACCGCTAACATTGACACTGGTTACTGTACCAGCACCCGTAACAGTGGTCCAAGTAGGTGAGCCAGACCCACCAGATGTAAGCACTTGGCCCGCCGTACCCGCAGCCGAATATGCAAGTGTAGAACCAGTGCCATACGGAACAGAGCCTGCTGTAGGCGGGGCGCTAGGGGAAATCTGAATGGTTTTGGTAGCGGCTAACGTAATGAACACATTTTTAGTGCCTGCAGAAAACGATACTGCGCTGCCACCATTTGAAGACGACAAAACGGTTGTACGAGCAAACACATTGGCGCTAGAATATGTGCCAACGCCCACTTCCCATTCAGCAGTTGTTTGGCCTTGAATGCAATAGTAGAACGTATCTGCGGCACTCAAAACCGCAGAAAAAGTTCTATAGCCCGTTGGCGGCGTCCCCGACACCGTAATACTGCCCGTACCCGTCGTGGTAGATGTGTCTTTGACACGATCTGCGGTTATAAAGGCCATAGATATATCCTATCAGGTAGCTTGGAACATACCATATATATACCAGCAAAAGAACCCCAAGGAAACATTGCGTGGCTCACGACAGAAACTTGAGTTTGTAAAGGGTTGATAGATACAACCCTACAATCTCATCAATGATGTTTTGCAACGCGCTGTCTTTTTCGTCTACTACGTCGTACCGGCAAGCTTCAATCTCGGCAAGCTGGTTTTCCAAAAACTCAACCACGTTGGTGGTTTTTTTGGCCGTTTGAAGACTGATGCCGCCAATCAAGCCATGACGGCCTTGGTAGGCCTCCGCAAACTTGTCTGCCAAGTCAACGATGCCATCGTAAAACCCTTGCAACGCCATGTGTTTAGCAAAGCTGCGGGTATTGAGATGAACCGAATGGGCTACATCGCGGCCAAGAAACAGATACCCTACAAAATCGGAAGCTTTCTTCATTGCGGCATTCCTTGGGGCGGCATTCCCTGCATGGGCATTTCAGGCGGCATTTCCATTGGCATTTCCATTGGCATTCCTTCACCTGGCAGTTCTTGGCCGGGCATTTCGCCCGCCAGATCGCCGCTGGTAATCATACCGTGAACCGTGCCCATGACAATGTCTTGGATCTGTTCGGGGGACATGGACGCTTGAACGGCGGCAAGACGCTTGGTTTCGGCGTCGAACGCCTTAATCGTCGCCTCAAAGTTCTTGCGTTCCACATCTTGCACTTCAACGGACTGATGGACGTTCTGAAGCATCTTGTGCATCATTTCCATCTCTTGCCCCATCGCCTGCATCTGCTGTTCAGCAGCTTGGAGCGCCGGGGATTTGTCGTCCGTCTCCAAAAGCTTGGGGTCAATGGTTTTGGCAAACCGCGCAGACATTTCCTGCGCGCCAGGCCAATCCATGTTCTTAATGAACAGATCGCCTGCAACGGCCCAAAGAGCCGGGTTAGCCTGAAGAAGCTGCGACATGGAGTTAAGGGCTTCCTGACGCTTGGTCATGTAGCTTGGCCCGGTCGTAACGCACACATCGTACCTGCCAACGCCGGGATTGTAGATCTTCTCAATCACAATGTTGGGGTTTTCAGGGTTGACGATCTTCTTGACCGGCTCTTGCTGCATGGGGTCAATCTTAGCCATGCTCGTCTCGCCATCCATACCAATGATACGGGCGATGCGCTGCGTGTCGTAGATTTTGGGGATCATGTCTACGATCTGGCGGGTCGTGTAGCGAATGGCGCGGGCTAAGTTGTCAACGTAGTGATATGTGCCCGTATCGCCTTGTTTTTCGCGAGCCAAAATGGCCCGGCCTGACCGCTCGTTGCTGGTCGCGCCAAGGCTACTGTCGTACTGACCAGTGGTCGATTTGATGTCGTCAGACGCGCCTGCTTTGGCCTGTATGAGCCCAACTTGCGCCATAGGCGGGGGAGACCGTTGCGGAAGCGGCAAAACAGCGCCAGCGCCGTCCGTAACGTCAGGATTGACCTCCAAATAAGGCCAGTTGTTGACGTTTGCGGTCTTCCATTGCTGCTCATAACCTTCAAACTGGCCTCCGTAGCCGATAAACGGCGCTTTGGGGGCCAACGCCAGCATTTCGGTCTCGGCAGACACCCAATAGTTGTACATCCGTTGGGCGTCTTTGGCGTTTCGCACCAATCCAGACACGAAAAGCCGTCCATCGACCTCAAATTCGTTGCCAACAACGCGAATGACGGGAATCCACTGGCCTGCCCAGTCGTTTTCCTCCAGCATCTCGTAGCCGTTGGTCTTGCACCACTTGACGCGCTTGCGGTCTACCTGGCGGCTCTTAAGAGGGGTCAACCCAGACGCTTTGAACATGGCGTCTTCGCGGCTGCCCTCAAATGCCGTGCGGTTGTCAGGGTACAGATTGAGCTTGGCGGGCTCGTATTCAATGTAGAAGTACTCCGCGATGCGGACTACGTCTTCGTTCAGCCAGTTGGACAGATTTTCGTCGCCAACGCCTTGCTGTTGGATAGACGAGATGGGCATGGCGTCTGGGAAAAGCCGGGCGTATTCAGACTTTGTGAGATCCTCGGTGATAAAGCACCATTTGGCGTCAGATCCGCATGGATCTTGAATGGTGGGGTCCATGTAGACACTAAAAGAGTTACGAATGCGCCCGATGCGGATGTCTTGATCAAATGTATCATCGCTGCAATATTCCGTGAGCAGTCGGATGTAGCCCTCGCCATACGTTACCTGATTTTCGCAAGCAGTATCGTAAGCCACGTCTGCGTCCGAGATATACTCAATATGGCGAACGATGCCATCGTAGATTGCAGCAACTTCCACATCTGCCTTGTCGTCAGCAGGAATGACCTTACCGCTTGGTCGATTCTGTCTCTGATCATTCGTCACCTGTCTGACGTGCTGGGGCAACTTGTTGATGGTCAAGCAAGGCCGGGCGTTGATCGTCTGCCCCTGCACAGAGCCACGAGTAGCCAGCACGTCCGCAGGCCACTGCCACTGATTGTCGGGCGATCCGGCAAAGAAGCGCAGATCGTCCAACTCGTCTTCGCGGCTTTCGGAATACGCGGCGATAGCCATCGTCAGACGACTACGCATTGTGTCCATGACGGTAGCGGGGTCTTTTTTACGAGACCCGCCACCGCTCGACACGCGGCCTGCCGCAGCTACCCCTGAATAATCCATATTACTTCTTCTTTGCAGTTTTGGCTGACTCTTTGAACGCCTTGGCGGTCGGAGCGCCCGGCGAACCGGGCTTCTTCATCTTTTCGCCAGAGCCTTCCTTAATGCGCTCGCGTTTTGCATTGATGTTGGCATACAGCCCAGGTTTGGTAGCCATGTCAGCACTTCCACCGTTTGAGCGCCGCTTTGGCGCGATCACCATCTTTAGCATTGGCTGCTACTGCGCCCATTCGCGCGCAGAAAGAGGCTTTGCGGCCCTTGTCTGCTTCGGTCTTAGGGCTGGGAGCGGGCGCTTTAAGGTTAGAGCCCGTCTCCCGATTGTACTTTTCACGCCCTTTAGCGGTCAGGCCAGCACCCTTGCTGACAGGCAGTTTTTCCCCGCGTCCGACTGATAGAGAGACAGACTTTGCCATGTTACTGACCGTGGATGATAGCGAAGTTGATGGTGATAGTTTCAGCCAGCGAACCTGCCGTAATGTTACGCACAGTGATGGTTGCAGAACCGGCGGCCAAACCACTGACCCACACGTTGTACGAACCAGAAGTGCCGCCGTAGACGTTCAAAATTAACACGTCTTTAATGCTGATTGTCGAATTGGTCAGCGTGAACGTCACGTTGGTTGTGGCCGCCAACGCCGCGTTGTTCAGGGTAATTTGACCGCAAGACTTGTCCAGCGTCACGCCAGTAGACTTGCTGGTAAGCTGCGTGACGGCGCCTTGGGCGTCGGTCGAATAGCCAAGCTGACCGCCAGCCAAGACAAAATCAGAACCGATAATGTTCTGGTCTTCAAAAGCAACGCCGATTGATTTGGTGCTGGTGGACATAGTTACGATCCCATCCAAGAGTTGGTGACGTTAGACGATGAGCTGTAGGCGTAGCGGGGTTTTTCAACGTAAGTGCGGGACGCCACGGGATACGCGAACGTCACCGCCAGCGCGTCTGCTGCGTCAGGTGAGGCCAATCCGCGTGCCCGCATTTCCTTTTTCCCTTCCAGGAAAATAGTACCCGACGAGTTCGGCTTCTTGGTTGGACCTGTCAGGTCCGCCTTCAGTTGCCGGTCCAGCGGGATGGACGCTGTCTTGAGCCAGTCCCGCATCGCGCCCCAGATCTCGGCGCGCTTGTTGCCCCACATGATGGAGTTCTTGGCTTTCCAACCAAAATTGACCCCTCTTACCTTGTACCGCTGTTCGTTCAGCCGGTCAAGGATGCCGTATCCCAACCCGCCTTCGTCGATGACCGTCAGCGTTGGCTTGAACTCCTCGATGGCGTCGATCACCCGCCCCACGATCATCATGGTGTCTTCGCCAGAGTACCGCTTGATGGCGACGATGTCGCGCCCTTGCCGCACCACGATGACGGTCGAGTCCGCCCCGCCGCGCGCCGGGTCAATACCCATGATGATGGGCGCGGTCATGTCCTTGTACCGGTCCCGCTTCATGGCGTCGTCTACCAGCAGCGGCCAGATGAACTGATCGTCACCTACGGACGGAAACTCGCCGTACACTTCAACCTTGGCTTCGCCGCTGTCCTCGCCATACTCCGCAATGATCTGGTCGTACACCTGCTTGTCGGTGTCCTCCACTGTCCGCGCGTCTACCGACGTGGTGTTCCAGAACGCCCGCTTGGCGTGGAACGTCTCGAAGAAATACCCTTGGTTGCGCCTGGGGTTGCTGAACGCGAACCAGTAGCGATCCAACACGTTCTCGGTAAAGAACCCCGCGCCCACCGCCCAGATCGGGTCCGGTATGCCGCTCGCCTCGTCGAAGATCAGCAGCATCCCGTCGTGGTTGTGGACGCCCGCGTAGCTGTCGGGGTTCTCTTCAG